TTTTCTAATTTACCACTTGGCATATCTCTAACCTCACTTTGTTTAAATTTATTTTTTACCGCTTCACTATTAGCAAAATGGTTCAAATCATAAGACACTGAATTGATCACCAAAGTATTGCCATTTAACGCAGCAGTAACTCCTCCGATGATCTCGTCAGCAAAACCTTTTTCCTTACATTCTGCGGCGCCCATCCATGTTTCGTTGGACATCATCGTTTCTATTTCTTCGTCCGATATCTTACAACGCTTACGATAGGCAGCGACAATGCTTGTTTTGATCGTAGCCAGCGCTTCTACCAACTTCGTCAGTTCTGCCGCAGGATAGTATCCGCTAAGGCCGATAGCCGGGTCGTGGATCATCATCAACGAGTTGGACGGCATAATGATTTTGTCTGCCGCCACGGCTACAACCGTTGCTGCGCTGGCAGCCAGTCCGTCAATTACCGCCGTGACACGCCCTTTATAGCTTTTGAGCAAATTGTGAATAGCATGTGCCGCAAACACATCACCGCCGCCGCTATTAATGCGTACGGTAACATCTCTGCCACCCAGCCCGTTAAGATCCTGGGCAAACTGCTGCGGCGTTGCCTCATCACCAAACCAGGATCGCTCTGCTGCGATTGGACCGTAGATCAATATTTCAGCGTCGCCACTAACATCATTCTTCACCTGCCAAAATTTTCCCATCATTATCACCTCCATTCCCACCAGTATTATCAGCCTTAGGCGGTTCTAATCCTTTAGCGCGCCACGTCCGCTGCTCTATAGCGATTTGGTCAATGTTGCTGTCATAGTCAGTGCCCGTAAGTTCTGCCGACTCACGTTCGCCTGTTGAGAAGCCATATTTTACACGCAGCGCTGCGCCGGTCACTTCTTTTACCGGATCCAGCATCCCCATAACCGGGCCAAACCAATCGGCATTGCTCCAGGCTTTCGTTATTACAGGGTCAGTGCCATAACCAGGCGCCGATATCCTTCCGATAGCAACCGCTTCCGCCAGCCACGCCTCATAAACCGGCTGACAAAAATCACGTGCAAACCAGGTCCGCCGCGTTTTAAATCCGCTAGCCGCCTGTAGCAATGCACCTCGAGCCGCCGAGTAGGATGACTGAAAACGGCTAAGCAATACTTCCGCCGGAGTTCCAATAGCGGCACCGATCTGGCTTATCATCATATTCGTAAAAGGCTCAAAGGTTGACATCGTACGGCTGGCATCCATCGATTTTACATCTACCCCGGGCGGCAATAAATTAAGCGTGCCCGGGCCGACTTCAATATGCGCCAGATCCTCCGGAGATACGCTTTCGTTACCGCCGTAGGTCGAATTTAAGACATCCGCCAGATTGTCCCCATTGGTATCCGTCGTAAAAAACAAGGTGTAAAACGACTTGATGATAGCAGCAGTGAGCTCGGCGTTGGTGTAGCGGCTAACCTGTTTTAGCACTTCGATGACCGGTGCCAATAACGGGACGCCTCGATACTGCTCAGGCCGCTCCTCATGGGATATCTGCAAAATGTTTGGCTTGCCGCTGCGTCTGCCAAAAGCTTCTACCCGCTGCCATTTCAAAAGCGCTGCCGGATCTGTTAAATCAAAAGGTACTCTGTTCGCAATCCAATAGGCCACAACAGCTCCGTCTGAATCTATTTCTATACCGTTAATAATACGATTACCATTTTTATTGTTAGTCATTTCAACATCATAATAAGACGGCGAACCATACGATCCACTACTGTTTGGGTTACAGACCCTACTGGCCTCAAAAAGCTGTACTCTTAAACAATACGGATTATCA